AACATTTTCCTCTGTTAGATCAAGTCTATTCGATCTCCAATAAGTGTTGACGTAAAATTTTCTACTTCTCGTCTGATCTAAATAAGCGTATTGCTGTTTTGGATAAATTGATTGGCGGTAGACAAACATGTTGAAAGAATCAATTGGAGAACCCTCATCTTCAAGTCCACCATCCAAGTAAAGCTCTTTGAGTTGCTCGTAGTTCTCGTCTGTTTCAGCGATTGTTTCAAAATAGTCGTTGACTTTTGAGTTTGCAAAGAAAGCCGTCTCATTCCCGAATGATGTTTTTAGCTCAACCGATCGATTTTGGAACACATTTAAGTTTTCATCATAAACCTTGACATCCCCTATTAGAGAAATTGGCTTGTAAGAATCTGTTACAACTGGTTCTGTGAAAGATTGAAATTGGCCAAACCTTCCGTTGTGCTCTTCGACATATGTGAAAATGTTTGATTTCCTTTGATGTCTCATCAAAGGGTTATCAGCCGATCGGATTTGCTTCCATGTAGGGTAACCATAAGATCCATTTCTATGCAAACTCAAGAGGACCATTGTAGATTGCTGTTGGTGCCGAACGAGGGGTGTTATGTTTGGATTTGGAGTTGATCCTTCGATGTAGCCGAGGGCGCCGGTGAGATTATAGCCAATGTAGTTACCTTCGATTCCATCCGAGTTCATAGTCCCTGCATCATCCGCAGTTGGGTCATAAATGCCGTAATTTAATCCGACCAAATCTTTAAAAGTTGACATTTCACATCCTTTTTTGCCCTAATTAGTCTCTTTTATTCATTTGTTGACCAGAAAACTTTTAGAAAATCATGGTCCAGATACTGTTGCTGCATCTTGAAGAGTTATTGTTATCTCGTCAGTGTATGGGTTTCCGAAAGCATCTGTGCATTGACTAACAGTGACGCGATAGGCAATTGTGTCACCAGCAGAATATTCAACATTTGGTCTGTTGTTTGGATCTGTTCCATGGAAGACTTCGGTCGCACCGTTTTCACTGATGTAAATTTGATAAGAGGCTGAAGTTCCACAAGGCATGTTCGTGCCGACAGATGAGAATGAGAGGTTATTGTTTGCCTCAGTTTCATTTATTTTATTTTGAGATGTTCCAGTGCTTGTTCCATCTGCTACAAGAGTTATGGTTGCGTCAGCAGTTACAGTCTTGGTTGTTCTTGAAGATGCTGAATAACTCCAGTTTGGATAACTAGCGTTAGACACCAAGGTAGTGTTGTCAAGCGTAGCATTGTTGAAGATAATAGTGGAAGGATCTTCAACGACAAGACCAGAAGTTGATCTAGATGTCAGAGTAAGGATTACTTGATCACTAGAGTTTGATGAATAGTAAATCTGACTAAACGAAGATGGAACTGTTGCTTGTGGACCAAAAGTCTGACTCGTTCCAGCCAACACATCTCTTTCTAAAAGTTCGAATTCTAATCCGCCGATATTGTCTGCCAAGTGAGAAGATGCCACATAGCCAAATGTTGTTAAGTTTGCTTCTGCTTCAGAAACTTGATTTGCTCCCGGCGAAGAGCTTCCCGGAACTACCGTTGTTGTTTTGCTTTCTGCTGTTATTGTCGTTCGTCCACCAGAGCCATCGTCATCATAGAAAGTCACATTGCTGACTAGAGTCGGAGTAGTGATTGTTGCATCTACAAAAGTTACATCAATGGAATCCGTTATAACATTGCTGCAAACAGAGACTGTAGATTGAATCACAGTGTTGGTTCCGTTAGAATAGTAAAGCGTTGTCAGCGAAGCCCAAGGAGCTGGACTGGTGTATTCCGTGTAATTGGTGCCGTCGTTAAGGCCATGCACCATATCAGTGCAAATTATGTTCTCAATGACTCTAGAGAATGTGACCTCATTGGCTTCGGCGATAGTCAATTGCCCAGAAACTGGTGTAGTCGCAAAAGGAACTAGATTTATAGTTTGGTTTACGTAAAACGTTGCCTCAACGACACCGAGTGTTCTAACTTTTCTTATTACCGATGCTGTAAGGTTCGGCTCAAGCTCACTAGCACTATCCAAAGTCATAATTATCTGATCAGTGTAGCCAGATCGAATTGATGAAATGTCAAAAACTGTTGTGTGCAATGGGTTGAAAAATAATGTAGGCAAACTTGGAGACTCTTCATAGTTCTTAGGTTGGCCATTTATAACCATACTAAATAAGCCCTCAGCCAAACTGCACCCTACATTGGTGTGATTTAGGGCTAGTGTATTGAAGTCTGCTTGATTCAAAATAGTTCCATTGGTCGAAGTTGTCGCGACCGTCAAGGTAAAATTACTATCAGAAGAAAACTGCCCAACATTGCCCCAGTTCATTGTCAATTGTGCAATCGGGTTTTGACTACAGTCATCTAGCTCCATGTCAGACACTGCAGGGAATATTAGTGCTTCGTGATATCCAACCGATGAGCTTATCATTCCATTCTTTGGAGCATAAGTTAGGACATCTTGGTCTGCTTCCCAATTTGATCCACTAATTGCGGCGCTAATCCAAGAGTATTGAAAGTCTGAACCAGGAATTGGAGTGTTGAAGTGCATGTTGTCGTATCTTACTGGTGTGCCATTCATTCCCAGTGAGAAAAAATTCTGTGGTCCCGATGGAGTGGATGAAATGAATCCAAGCTTAATAGCTCCATCTGGAAAAGTAATTTCCGTATTACCAACTGCACCTGGTGTGTTTTGAGTCACAAGTACGTTGTCTCCAATTGGTGTCGCTGTGAAACTTGGTGGGTTCATAGCATTAATTTTGACTACAAGCTGATCTCGCATACCTGCTCGATCATTGGTGATAAAGACTAGACCAAAAGTAGTTGTTGATCCAGGTGCGTATGGTACATTGTTTACGGTAATGCTCTGACCAGCAGAAATTCTGAATGCTGTCGTGACTCCGTTTGAATCTGTCAATGTGAATCTATGATTATCGCTGGTGCCAATACCGGTGGGCGAAGTAAGGTCTGACTCTTTTACTGTCACAATAAGCATCTTTGCGGCGAGTGATATTTTAGTAAAATCAGTTCGGTTTTCAACTTTTGTTCCATTCCTATGTTGCTTGTGAAATGAAGCTTCTGAGATATAATCTGTTGCACTTATTACTCCATGTTGAGAGTCGATGCCAAATTGACCCTGATGTCTTGCTCTCGAAGTTCTCAAACCCTCTCTTCTGCTAGCGTAGGAGTTGACTCGAATCGCTCCGGCCTCACCAGAACTGTCTCCTGTTACGGAAAGGTTTCTGAAGTTTATCGAATTATAAACAGAGTATTGTTGGGTTGCAACATCAAGGTAACCAGATGAGTTAACTTCGGAACCACCAGGGGCAGAGAATCGGGTTCTGATTACGTGAGCAGATCCAGTAGATCTGTCTTGTGTTGGTTTGTCGTTGACTCCGTAAGATCCACCTTGAAACGAATTGGGACCAGAAAAACCAAAGTGAATAGATCCATTTGGAAAAGCAATCCCTGTATTTCCGGTGGTTCCAACAGTGTTCTGAGTTATGAGAACCTTGTTTAGGGTGCTTCCGACGATGGCAGCAGTGAAACTCGGTGGGCTCATAGCATTAATCTTAACTGCAATTGTATCTCGAATCTGTGTTTGTGTGGTTAGACCACCGATAAATAAAGTAGTTTCTATGCCGGGAGAGTATGTAGTAGAGTTACCAGTATGCGAAGAGTTCACATTAATTTTAAACGTTGTTATTGCACCATTGGCGTCGGTTAAAGTAAATCTACGATCATGACTGGTAGGGTTTGATGTGAGAGTGGCTTCGGACACTGTGGTGATCGTCATGGTTGCGGGAGTTCCGGAAGTGAATCTGTTACTTATCACACCATCCGGTGCATTTAGTTGCAAGTTCCCAAGAAGTCCTGTGGATTGGGCAACTAAGGTTGAGTAGTTTGTAGTCTGAAGTAACTCTTGCGAGATTGCGTCAGGCAATAGGTTGGCGGCTCTCTTCAAGAAATAACCTTGGTCTCCGAATGTTGAGAACACTTCGTACTCATGTTGGTAATTTCCATGAGGGCCAGTGCCGATAATTGTCTGAATGTTCTTGATGTTTACGGGACGCTTTGCTCGTTCTTCACGATAAAGTGTCGCTTTTTGCTGATCCGAATCAAGCGTTCCAACAGAATAGTCAGGTGTTGTAATACCAATCGCACCATCTGCAGGGTGAACATCTGCTGGGTCTACGGTCGTTTCCGTTGAATCAAGTTCAGCGATGTAAATGTTCCAAGCTTCAGGTCTGTCTGCAATGTTTGGTATTTTTCCAAGAGTTTGGTCAAACCCTTCCATGTAGTGAATGTGTCTTGATTGTCGACCACCGATGTGAGTGTGAGTGAATGGACCTTGAATTGAAATCTCATTTGTAATGTCGGTTGTGTCAGAGTGGAGATTAACGATGTCAAAACCTATAGAGTATCCACCAAGGGCAGGATCCTTGTTGATTTGGGAAGAATAGCCTGTGTCAACGCTGGAAGAAACAATGTTTCCGGGAAACATCTTAGAAATCTTTTGCTTATAAAGATATTGGCTTGAGTCACTCTTTGGCTTTAGTGTTACCAAAGTCGTCTCTTTACCGAGAATGACGTGGCCATCATATTTATACTTTACCAATTCTGATGGTCCAGACTCATCGATGCATGTAGGTTTCGCAATCGTTCCGTTTCCGCCGTTAGCTCCAATTAACACAATGTTTTCTGGGGTTCCTTGTGTCGATGAGTTACCAACCGCGATTTGAGGAGTGATCATGTCGCGGTCTTTGTTGATGGAGTAGTTGATTCCACCATGAATAGAGTTACTGAATCCGATATCTATTGTATAGGGTCTCGACAATCTGCGAGTGGCATAAGTGTTACCACTGTAAACTCCGTTACTTCCAGATAGGTTGATCGGGTTTGATGCTGTCAATGCATTTTGAGTTACAAGCACTTGACGGATTGCTTCTTCTTCGACTATGTCGTTTTCTCTACGTTCTTTCTGCCATAAGCAGTTTTCGTTGTCTGGTATTGGATCACCAGGGACGGCCGGAAGTGGAGCATGTCCAACCCTCCAGTTATACTTCAACTCTTGAGCTCCTCTGATAGAGGCTTCTGTAGATGTAATCGTGCTTAAGAGCCCAACTTGTCGTTGATACTTGTCTCTCTCGAGAATGTGAGGCTCGATAACATCAACAATTCCACCGGCAAAGTTTGCGGACATTGGAACAAGTTGATTTACCATTGATGAAATACTTGAATCGATCCACTTGAAGTACTCAAAGAAGCGGTCAAAGTCCATGTCGCTTTCGACTCTCTCGAAGAATAATTGTCTTGCTCTTGCTAAGTCCTTGTATTCAACGCGGAATCTCTCTATTGGCCTCATGAACAAGTTTGCAAATTCCAAAGTTGTCGAGAATGATTTTAGCATCTCTTCTGAGATCAACGATGCTGGAGACTTCTCCATAATGAATAGATTGTCGCTTACATCATCGTCATCTGAGAAGTTGATCTCTTGATCTCCCTTAATATAGATGCTCTGAGCGTCATAAGCGCTCTCTGGAAGCTGTTTCTTGTAAGCTTGGATGAACTCATAGTCAATAATTGAAGAGTCGCTAGAAGCGAAATCAGAGCCTTTAGCTTTGTGCTCTCGGCGAATGACGTCATCAATCCAGCCATAGATCCTGTCTGCTGATCCTGATGTAATGTCTTCAACGATAAACTCACCAGAACTATCTGTTGCTGTTATTGTGTCAAAATCCCAATTGAAGATCGTGAGATCCTGTGATGGAATTTGAACGTCATCAATGAGATAGAGATTTGACCCGTCAATAGATGATCGCATTCCATAATTCAAAACATCTTTGTTGTGTTGAAGGATCTCGTCATTGCCAAGATAGTCGAGCCATGCTCTCACACCGCCAATTTGTAGATCTGTCTCTTGTTGGATTGCACCAGTGAAGTCCTCAGTGTGTGCGCCAACATAGACGCGTTTGGATGCATTCATCAATGCTAGACCAGCTGCATTTGAGATTGTTTTACTTAAAATGACTTCATTTTCAATCTCGCCAAAATTGGTCGTGACGGCGTAGAGTTCTACATCGTAACTCGGAGTAGTGTTCGTAACCCCACCAGCATATGGATAAGTCTGTGGTCTGATTCGTAAAGCAACATTGTAGTGCTCATTTTCGTAGATGTCATAAATGTAATCGGACTCTTCATTAATCGTTCCGAGAATATCGCGCATTACAAACTTGGCATGTCGAGAGTTTAGAGAATCTCGAACAAGATAAACAGATAGGTTTTGAGTTCCCCATGTGAAAATAGCAGGATTTGCATTTGCTTCATGAAATCCCATAATTGAAGAGGATAGGAATGGAGTGGCAAAATAGCCCTTCTCGTCTATTTCTTTCTTGTAGGGCACTACTATGTCCGCTTCCATTGTAAAAGCGTTTCTAGAGGCATCTACGGCGCTTGAAATGAATGAGTTGGGGTTCGTCGATGATGCAATTTGATAAATGCTTGCTTCAAAGCGAGTTGGGTCATTGAAATTAACGTATTTCTTTTTAACAGATGTTTCTCGAGACTTGTCAGTGAAGTATTGGACTCCACCATCGGTGTAGAGATTAAGCTTTATTAACTCATCGTCGATACCATAGCAACGGATGAGATTGCGAATAGAACCTTCAGTCCCTTTCGTCTTGTAGATCTTCTCGAGATTGTTGTAAATGTTTGTGTAGATGATGTTCTTGATTTCATGAAGTTCAGTCTCGAACTGTGTATCTTGAAGGTTGATAGCAGATAGTTTCTCATAAACCTCATCGCTTTCGAACATTGTCGAAATCATGAACCCCTTGTCTTTCAAGAGATCTGCTGCCATGGTCGAGGCTTTAACGCCTTCCATCGGGTAGCGCTTAGTCTTTAGTTCTGTTAATTCTTTGATTTGAACGTGAAGAGTGTCCATGTAAGAGGCTAGGATTTGAGAGAACAGTCGTAAGTTACCATTGTCCTCCTCTTGAAGCCATGCAGGCATTGAGCGGAAGAATGATTGTCCACGGTCTGCGTCATAAACAGATCCGGATGTTTGCATCTCGGAAATTAGCGCTGAGACGGATGAGTGTTCTTTATAAATAATTGGTGATGGAGTTTCGGTGTAACCTAGTGATTCCATTGCACTATCTGTTGAGCGAGCGAGATTGGTGCTTTCATAACCGACCCACACACCATTTGCTAAGCGTCCGGAATAATCAAGGACAACAGAGTCTGCGGCATTGGTTCCAACGATACCTTCGTTGAATTTGAGGTAAACGCCGAGGTCTGATGTTGCATCGTCTGTGTTGGCTCCTCCGCCGATGGCATCGAACCAGTTTAACTTGATTTGTCGAGATGTTCTCTTGGTCTTCCAAAATCGGAACTCGTCCAAATAGCCTTGAAACTTACCAGAGCCTGTTGTGCCAAATCCACCTATGCTGGTTTGTAGTGCTCCTAGGAATGCGTCCATTTTTCCCTCGAACTCAAAAGTGTTAGAAAATGGAATAGGAGTAGAAATAATTACCCCATTAACATACACTCTAAGTTGAAGGACTGAATCTTCTTTTATCAATGAAAATGCAAAATGCATCCAAGTCGAATCACTATAGTGGCTAGAAATATCAATTAGTTTCTGTTCGATTGATGTGTCTTTTTGTAAAGATAGTCGAATATAGGGATTAGAAAAATCTATAAATTCGATAATCATTCTAGAGTTTGTAGATGTGGTGCTTCCATTCCACAGATCCAAAATGACCTCAGCCTCATTCGCAGTTGTGGAATCTTTTTTCATCCAAAACTCAACTGTTGCTCCGCTGGTGAAGTCACAGTTCCAGTTTTGATTTCTATTATTGTCGTTGTCGTATTTAGCAGACGTTGCAACGTGTTCACTTAGACTCGATGCAGCCTCGTTGGTATGCAAGCCTCCCCAGACTCTAATGTATTCTGGTACTGTTGTCGCCCTATAGATTCCAGATAGGCCGCCTAAGTTTGCAGTTGTACCAAGCTTGACATGTCCAGTTGTCTTTGGATACTTGTTCTCGAAGACCCAGCGTTCTAAAGCAGAAGCTTTCTCTTCAAACTCAATCTGTTCAGCTTTCGAACCATCATAGGGATAGTCTTCGTAGATTCGTCGAATAGCAGCCTCGTAGTAAAGCTCAGCTGAGCCATAATAGACGAAATTCTCAGGATCTGAGAAATCAATCTGTGGATGATAGGTTTGGTCTGCTGATGTCTTGTTTTCTACAAATGCGACGCTCTCGACGTCTTGGACGGTTTCTTCGAGGCTAGGTGAAGTCTTTCCGAATAAATCTTTAATACTCATTGTTTACCACTCTAAATCTATGCTTAAAAGGGAGCTCTTGATAACTCTTGGTCATTACATTAAATAGAGCTAACTTGATTTCGTAAACATAATTAGGCTCTAACATACTAATGTCAAGATCGAAAAAGTTCCCGTTTGAGTCATAGGATAGTGTGGTTGATCCGTCAGTCATGTTGTAGTCGAAGATAACTTCATCTGTAACGACTTTGGATATTTTAAATTTAAGGTTGTCATACACCTTTGAATCTGGTCTCGATGCTGCCACAGTGTGAATGTTTGGAGACCAATCTTTCTCTCTGATGTAAAAATAGAAGCGAGAGGTTTGACCCGCTGAATGGACATCTTGATTGTTGAGAGTAGAAACAACGAGATCGCTTACGGAAGGTATTCCAGAAGGATCTTGTGAGAGGACCGTAATTGAGCCTGTAACGACTTCAACAGCGTTGTTGGACCAAACGTCATAGAGAGTGCTAGCAGACGTTGTAGGGGTCACTATGGCCTTGTAAACGCCTGTTGAGACTTCGGTGGGCGGTGCACCTGTCACAATTGCAGCTCCGCCAAGAGTTTCATAAAGAGAAACGGTTATTGGACCTGGTGTTAGACTGGTCAATTGACCTCGGACTTCATTGTAAAGGTAAATGTTATTAGCAACACCAGACAGAAACGATTTTCGATGATCAGTTGTTTGAGAGTCCCATCGTGCTTCGATAACAGGCTTCTTGAAGAAGTTACTTGTCCCTCGAGCATAAAACATCTTTGTGTAGTATGAACGAGTCTCTGCGGTAGCTGTTGCTGGGAGCTTTACAATAAGACCGAAGTTTGTTGCAGGAGCATTTCGCCATGCGGTCACAAAGGCGGTTATGTTTACCAATAGATCTTCGTAGCCTTCGTCAAATTCTGCTGTGACAGGAGTTCCGCTTAAGACACCACCTCCCAAGTTTGTAGTCCAGTCAGCGCCTGCGCCGCTTTCGTTCCAGCTAGATCCCTTGCCATAAGTAAGGTCCATGTAGCTTTCCATGTCTAAGCCTGTTCCCTCTTCCCACGCTTGTTCAACAGGAATGACTTCAAGTTCAAAATTCATCGGCAATGTTCTGCCATGCTCTGCATTGAATAGTCTAAGGTAGAACTGTGCGCCGTCGTCTAGAGTTCCTGCTGCAATGTCTGCTGTAATTTGGGTGATATCGAACTCAATAAGGATTCGAGCTTCTTCGAGAGAATAAGCATCGTTCTCATCAAGAACTTGTCCATAGATTGAGAAAACCTCGAGGATGTCGGAGGCTCCCATGTTTGCATCGCTGCCACTTGTGGCAAAGCTTTCGCGGAAAGCATTGGTGATTGTGTTGTCTTTTGTCGCATTATAACGTCTAATCATCTGATCAATACTCCTTTCACGTCAGTTGTTGGGAACTTTAATTCCATAATCACATTCTTCGGTGTTTTAATAAATGTTCCATCTTGAGACATCGCTTCTTTGAAGTTCATTCGAACCATCGAATAGTTTCCACCAGTCTTTTGGTAAACTCTAACTTTCTTTACATCTGCTACACCGTCGACCTTTGAGAGGATTGCGTAGAGTCTTGTGATATAAAGTGGCTCTCCGATGTAAGATTGATTCGAGAAATAGTTGCGGATTGCGGTGTTGCATCGGGATAAAATGTTTTCGTTCGAAAACTGTGGGTCAACAGAGACCTTAAAGTCTATTCCGAAATTCACAATCTTAGCATCATAAATGTCAATAACATCATTGAGAGATTTATATTGTGATAACCAATTCTTGATATTCTGTTTTAGTCTGTCGTTTGCACTTGCAAGCTTACCAGTGCTACCTTCGGATGTGATGTAGATTGCCATTCTGCGATTGGTAGCTGATGGGTCGTTTACGACACTTACACGCTTGATGATTCCAAACTTGTTGGGCATGCTGTAGATAAGAGACTCATAGTCTTGTCGAGTAACTGCTCGGCCTTGACTTGCATAGTAGCTTTTTGCTCTTTGTTTTAATTCTTCGTTTGTCATTCTCTCGGCTGAACCTATGATGGGTTCTTCGTTCGTGATCTCGAGAGAACTAACAACGGCACTCTTCTTTGAGCTTATTAAGTTGATTTCCGATGGAAACTTCATTCTTGCAGTTCCAACTGAGGTAACACTGTTTGCTCCAGCGCTCGAAAGGTCTGTGGTGTTTGCTTTAGCGATGACGGTCAATGTGGTTCCAGATGGAGCGACTCCAAGCTTGGTAGTTCCAATAAGTCTAGATGGGTCAAATGTTTGAGAAGAGATGTAGTTCTTTCCATGCATCTCGAGAAAGACCTTTGCAGGGTCAGCGATCTCTTCAGCCTCAGAGTCCTCTGAACCGAACCCAAATTGTAGGTAGGTTCCAGTGTCATCTTGCTCCAAAACAAAGCGTCTAGTGGCTACGAAGGGCTTTAAAATGCTCCTTACACCTTCAGTAGATGCTTCGCGGTTCGTTGTTTCTTTAAACACAACCTCTTGCGAAAGATTGTCTACTTCATAATATGTGTTTCCATCAGAATCTGTAACTGAAATGACTTCACTATAAGTTGAATCTCCTATTCGGATCTTTTTGAACTTCTCAAATGTTGAACTTGTTAAGTCTACCGTGATTCTTGAGAATACACCAGAGACAATTTGCCCAACAGCTTTAATCGCAAAGTGCGTTGTCTGTCCGTTCGAGGAGTCGAATTTTGCTGCCACCATATCATTCATTGGATTATCGAATGAAACATCCTCAGTCAACGTAAAGACACCTCCAGCAGTTGATGTGAACGAAGATCCTTTCTGAAGTATTGGCATGTAATTAAAGTCGGGAGCTGTTCCTGCTGGGTTTGAAGGAACGAGAACAAACATCGATATGAATCCGTAAGAATTTGCTGAACCTGCGAACTTAAAGCCCATAGACCTAGCATGTTTGCGAATGTTGTTGAATTCAATTGCCGAATCCATGAAAGATTCATTTACTTGGTAATCGAGATAGTAAGATAGAACATCTCCAACATAAGCAACAGAATCAACTAGTAACGAGTTGATAGTTCCCTTTGTGAAGTCCTTCCATTGTTCTGGATAGAATCTCTTAGCATGTTCAACGATGTCTGATTTAATCGAATCAAAGTCTCTGCTGGTGTATTTTATTGGTGTTTTCTTTTGTTTTGACATTTATGGCCCCTCTACAAAGACTAAATAGTTTGACCTAAATAACTTCAAGTTCAAAAACTTCAGGAATTGTTAGCTCATTATAAAAGAATTCTATTCTTATTCTCATCATTGAGTTTATTGGTTCAAGAGTGACCTGTAAATCCGAGATTGTCATGTAGGGCATGTAAGATTCGGCCTGTGTCCTAATTATGGACTCTAAATTACCAGTGTCAATCTCTTGTTCTTGTAAGAATAGATAATCCTGAAGACCGATGCCATAGTTAGCATCCATGACATATTCACCTGCTCTAGTCAATAGAAGCATTTTGAGATTCTGCTTGATTGCATCGCTTTGGCTCCAATCTGCATAAGATCCAACGCCCATGGCGCTAGTGCTGACAGAGTATCTACCTTCAATGCCAAGCCTAGGGTTTGGGACTGCATCAGGAAGAAACTCCAGCGGAAAAATAATTGAAATTGACATAGTTTTAATCCTTGAAAAGTTTTTGAAAATCGTTAAGACAGTCTTCACCGTCTATTCCGAATGGTTTGACGCTTACGATTCTCACAGATTGCCACCAACGAACACCACCATCTATTCCTATATAAGAGTCTGGTAATAAATTGCCCACCCATTTCGCATCGAATTTACGTCTCTCTTGCTTATTACCTTCAAATTCATCATCATCTGAGCGATAGGTTGATCTAAATTGCCTCTTGAGTGTTCTCTTTACACTATCAAAAACTTTTCTCTTCCATTTATTCTTAATTTTGTCTTGCCGATCCTCTTCGACTTCGTTAGGGCCCAAGCCGATTGATTCAAAAAAGTTGTAGTAGGAGTAGATTGCAAACAAAGATGAGAATGTTGTTGTCTTGATGATAGTCTCGAACACAAATTTAAAATCATCGGTCTCCACGAGATTATCAACGTAGCACTTGAGATCTTCTCCCATGTTTTCATCATCAAAATCGATGTCCTTAATGGCTTTATCTAGAACGTCATGTTCGTAATGAGTAAAGGAGATATGATGCCGAGATCCGACTTTTCCGAGCCTTTCCTTCGAATCATCAAGATTAGATGAGATCCCAAGAGACTCGTGCGGGACATAGATCAATCTTACCCCAAACTTAACACCAATCGTGCCGTAGAACTTGCCATTTAAAACTGTGGCATTTCCAAAATAATCAGATAGTTTTGAGTTCTCGTCAAATCGTCCTGGACTTGTTATAAGTTGCTTGAATTCTTTGACGGTCATCACTTGTTCGTGGTCATCTTTTGAGATTGTTCTGACGTACTTCTCGAGAAACATTGCGCCTTGTTTTGGGATTGGTAGTATCGAAGCCGGTGATGAGCTGTTTCCACTTGTTGGGCAATCAATAACAGATCCATATGCAGGTCTTGATGCACCTTTAACAATTTCAACTTCAACATCGGATTGTCCGGCCTTAATGCTTGACAAGCTTATAATTCCTTTTTTAGATAAAGCATATTTCTTAATGTTCCAAACATGAGGCAATGGTCTCATATTTTGGTTTATTCTATTTGTCATTCCAGACATTTCTTTTCTCATTAATGCATCTAGAAAAACTTGGGCATGTTGTTTCGAATCGTGAATAGCTGCAACTTTCATCGCCATTCTTCTGCGGTGAGGTAACATCCGCTTCAACCTCTTTCTATACTCGGATGGTTCAAATTTATTAAAATATTCTTCCCAATCTGCATTGTGGCCTATTATCGCCGCTCCTTTGATGGTCATCTCGAGTCCTCTTGGACTTTTCGTTTCTTTAGGAAAATCCATCTGAACTCTGTTTAATTTTTGCAGAGCCTCTGTCATTTCCGGAGTCTCTTCTAGTAGCCCATCTTTGATTTGTCTCTGTGCAACTTGGACGCACTGTTCGATAAAAAGCAAATAGTAAGTGTATGACTTAACCATGTTGATGTCCCAAACACCTTCTTCGCCTATAAATTCTTGCTCCATCTTTTCGGACATCATCCGAAACAATGAGTCATCATAGTTTTCTAGAGACAACCTTAAAGATCCTAAAATTGGCATAGTCCTCAGGATAAACTGTGTTCCATAAGTTCTCAAAGTTGCCATTAGGACCCCTTCCAATATTCCATGATTGGCGGGTGTCAACTGTCTATCATAAGGGACTTCGAAACGACACTCAGGCGCTTGAGATAGACGCTTATCTATTGGTAACGAGCCTTCAACTTTCTTAGCTCTCTTTGCGATGTTGTGTATCTGCAAAAAACCATTGTCGACATCTTCACAAACTTCCACTTCTGGGATAAATGTTTTCATCATTCCCATCCAACCACTATAGGATGCAGGTTCAACGTAAATCTTAGGAAATAAATAAGCACCTCCATGAATAGCAGGGTCCAAAAAGTGCACCCTAGGGTGTTCCGTTGCGGATTTGCCCAACACCTTGTCCCATGGGAACTTGTTATAGTACCAAGTTGTCATGTCTTTGGGGTCGGATTCAGGGTTCACATAGAGCATATCTCTAAATGTTACTTTTTGTTCATCATCAGCGCCAAAGCGAAATCCAACAGGAGTCTTACCATTCGGCTTTTTAATAATTGATTCTTTCACAAAATTCAAAGCTTTAAGATTCCACGCGTCAGTGATCTTCTCGATCTTATCGAGAGTCGAGTTGCCCATGATAACATTTGCCTTCTTCATGAGGAAGTTTCGGAACAAAACCGTCTCGACATTAAAGTGTTCTTTAAAGATGCTATAGTCAATCTCACTTGTCATGTCTTGAGCAGATAAATCTTTAATCTTAAAGCGGCTTGAGTTCGGACTCTCAATAGCTCCAAAATCAACTCCTTCAAGTCCGAGTTTCTGTTTCTCTTCTTTTGACATCTTGCGGTGGAAGGTTTCATCAACTTTTATAAGATGGGTTGGGTTGCGCCTTGGGAGAACACGGTAAATGAGCTTGCTTTCATAGTCGGGATCATCTTCGATGTCTTTGAAACTCATGACGATTGTATTTTTGGCTTTTGAGTCATACTTAATGTTCATGCTCTGCATTTTTTGCATCAAACGGCCGCCGACTGTTTCGGGGTTTTCTCCACGCATCCTATCCAAATCATAGGGGAAGCCAAAGTCTGTACCAATCACTGGAATTTTGAAGTCAACCTGAAATGGCCAACTATCTTTTCGTCTCTGGAGCATTTCTTCATTATCTACATAATTTGGACGGATGAAGGGTTGTCCCGCTCTCCTGTTGTGCTTATTAAGTCTATTTCCATAAGTGTCAACGAGAATGTTACCTAGAATCGAGTGCCTTCCTCTTATGAGATCTGAGATAAACTTCTTTTCGATTGTTTTGAAAAAATTACTCAACATGTCAAGCTTCTCAGCTGCAAGATCTTCATCTTCTAAAACAATGGCCGATGGATCAGTTTCACATGCAGGATCAGATTGTTTGAAAAGGTCCTCTATCGCTTCCGCCAATAGCCCTTCAGGGCCTTTTTGAAGCATGTCAGACACAGTGCCTAGGTCATTAAGTGCACGTTCATTAGCTTTATCTACGAGCTCTTGAGCGGTTTCACCGTCAAGTCCATTACTAATATAGATTGATCTCCTATCTTCATTCCATTGATCGAGCTCTGATTGACTTAAGCAGATTGAATCAAAAATTGGACCTTCGGGTACTAGGTTTGATTGTTCTTTTAGGAATTTTCGAAGTTCTGGTGGGATGAATTTTTGCATTGATCCAAAGCAGTCCTTAATATCTTCAGGATCTCCAAGAACTCCAGCTAGGTCAGGGCATCGGGAATTGACGAGTTGCGACATTTTTGTTATAACGTTTGAATCCATGTTTGATGGAGTGTTTGTCAAGAGATTGATGACTTCTTGTTTTGACATTGTTGCATTCATTGTTTGAAATAGACAGTCATATGCCCCAGTGTTCGGAGCTTGAAGTCCGCCACCGCCTTTACCAAGAGCGTTGTTGAAAAGGTTTTCCTTGATTTTGTCAAGGTCGCTATCAGCATTCGGACAGAAAGCGTCTTTTACCGCTTCGTCGAGGCCTTGGTTATTACCGGTCAAAAGTCCTGCTGCGAATTGCCCTGCAGCGTTTATGCCTTTACATAGAGCATCATCAACTGTCTTTATCAATTTGAGGATCATTCGAACCAAAATTTGTGTCAAGACTGTTTCAAGTTTGGCAACGAATTTGTTGCGTAAGATTGCAAGGAAATCTTTTTTCCAAGGCTTTAAATCTCTGAAATTAAAGTCTCTCATCTTCTCAGGAAAGCTTATGGGGGTGTTACCATCGCCACAAGGGTCAAACGATAGGGTCGAGAGAAAAGACTTTACAGGAGGATTGTGGAGCCCCTGAAAGGCACATCCAACCTGATTGAGATAGCGCTGGACTAATTGTCCACCGGGGAATCGATCAAGGTGAGACATTAACTCATCAATTCCAACGACATCCATCATGTTCTCAATGTACATGTCGATTAACTCAGCTTGAATATCTCCCAGTGCTGTGCCTAGAGTCCCTTGGGCATTTGTTTGAGCTGCGATAAGTTCTTGTTGCCGTTCTGGTGGGAGTTTCGAGAAGTCTTCTTCTTTAAATTTTTCGAGTTGTTTTTGGATGTCGTTTTGAGCGATCTCAAGTTGTTGAATTTCAGCTCTTAGTCTGTAAATACCACCTTTCACATTTTGGTCAAAATTACCGTCTTCCTCGTTTGAAACCAAATCTCTCACTGCAGTATCCATTTCCAAAAATGATGTCTCTTCTTCTATGCGCGCTTGCTTTTCTACAATTTGATTCCCGAAGTCAGCTAAGTCTGTATTTAATTTATCCTTAAGGGAGGCTAAGTTGTTTGTCATTTCTCCATCTTGGTTCAAATACGACAAATAAGGATTTGCATCTTGCGACCCGCCGGCCGTAAAACCTTCTTCCCATGGCATTGGCATGTCTGCCCACTTCTTTTTCGCCATCTCTCGAAGTTCCGATTGCTTTGCTGGTGGTAACCCTTGGACGAAGAAGCCCATGACATCAATATCCATAGCTTTTAAAGCCGATTCGACGATCTTCTTGAAAGCTGCTTCTTGTGTTACACCTGAGAATAGACACTGGATTGCACCTATCGTTAGAGACTTGATGCCACACATGGTCGCTCTCTTTAAGAGGTCCTCCGGAGCCGCTTTTGCCTTGTCATTTGCTTTTGGTGATGTGATCTCACCAGAATTCATAAAGATTTCTATGTCAACTAGTTGAGACAAGATTCCGTCTTGATGTTTCAATTCTTCAAGTGCGAGTTTTTTTGCCTCTTTCCAATAAGGATTTTTCTTGTTTTTGGCAGATTCTCGAGCCCGTTTGGCGGCGCTGTCTCGTTGGTTTCTTTCTTTTTCTCTTTGTTGAGTTGGGCCATCTTCGGATTGAATCGTCCGCAACTTGGACTGGATTCTCTTCGCTTGGAGTCTTATTTCTAGTTTTTTTGTTTCAAGAGTCTTTATTTGTCTTTCAATCTTTGCCACTTTACCAGTGTTTGTAGCGAATTGGAACTCTTCTTCATTCTCTCTTAGTTTCTCCAATTCAGATTGGACCTCTTTGATTTCCGTTAGAATTTGAGCTGGGATTTCCATAGTTAGCGAATGAAGCTCTGCTCTTAGTTTATCGGGGTCATCGGAAATTGAATCTTGTCTTTCCTCAACTTTATCCCTGGCTTCGAAACCTGTTGTTAATCTTGCGCTAAAATACTTCTTCTCAATCTCGGGATCAGCAAGAAGATCTTTACATGACTCTTTCGAGTTGAACTCATAAGCAATTGCTTGGACCAAGCTCAGAGCTTCATTTAGGATGTAATCCTTTAATTCTCCGCCGAAGTCTTGGATATTATCTGCGACGCATTCCCCTAGAGAATCTTTGATGGACTCTTCATTGAGCGTTCCATAGTCTACGACCAAAAGTGGATAAGTAAACTTAACCAAGAAGTCGAGCCATGGGTAGGATTCGCGCGCTTTGAGAGCAATGTCTATTTCGTTTATCTTTGCAATGTAATTCATTATCGTTGGCTTCAAGCTATACTTCTTTGCAAACTTACTGTTTCGACCACAGATGCGTTGATATTCACAACCTTCTACTTTAGCATCGACTCGCTTGATTCGATAAGGATTTCCATTTTCGCCGTCCATAAATGTGATGCGAATCTTGTCGGCATTCTTCACTATCACACTTGGAATGTTTGATCGAATGTTCCATCGTTTTTTGCGAGGCTTGTTTTTATTGTTTGCCTCTGCTTTGAGGTCATCATAGAATGTGTCAATCTTGCTCGAAAACGAAGAGGCATAATAATCACTACCGCTTTCTTTGAATTTCAAAAACCCATCTTGAGTCTGATAGAAGTAAGACTGATATGTTGCATATGCCATTAATGATGCTTTTAGTCTGAAGATTTGGCTGTAGAATTTCTTAACATCTATTTCAACCTCTCCTTTCGTTGTCTCGGCGGATTCCTGAATCTCTCCACTTGTTGGGTTATCTGGAACAGAATCTAGAATGAAAGCGGGGATTGAAACCAAAACCTTAAGCAAGTTCTGCATTGGGTCTATGTCGAAATCAATCGCTCTTGCGTAAAGCTCGAGAGCAAATGGGTTCTTCACTTCGTTTGAAATGTTTTGAAGTACAAACTGGGTAAACGATAGGGGTTCTTCGGGGTCGAATGATGTTGCTCCAAAAACAGTGTTTGTAACAAGATCTGGGCAGTCTTTCGCTTCTCCGAGAGGATCATCCTTGAGGTCCATGTAGATGCCATCAAAGTTGTCATATTGTTGCAATAACTCGTTTGCAACTCTTCCTGCAAATGCTGGACCGTTGTGAGTTGCGCAAATGATTTGTTGGGCTATTAATTTATCTGTGTCTTGAAGGATCAGTCGTATTGCTGGTTGGACAAAGGATCGGAATAAATGATCTCTTGTGGGATACTTATTAGAACCTACAGCATCTCGAAACTCTGCTGCTGTGAACGAGTTGCCTTCATTGTTGATTGTTACGCAAATCTTGTATTCACATGCAGCTTCATCCAAATAGGCTTCTTCAGGAATCTGTCTCCAATCAGGAGCGATAAAAGATTTGTTTGGTGTGCAAGCTGGGCATAGTTTCTTCAGCGGCAATGGTTCCGGTATGCCACCACAAACCTTTGGTTGAAATTGTTCGAAATTTTCTGACATGTTACCTTCCTATAAATACAGTGTTGCTTAAGATGTAGTCGCTTGGAACGCCTTTCATTGCCCCATCTTTGGTTCCCAAGAATTGCCTTTCGGTTTTTCCTTTGTGGAACTCTTCAACGATCCCCTCAAGCTTTTGAGCAAAAATCTTTCTAACACCCTTCAGCCCTTCGGTTACTGCTGTGGGCGATGGTGTTGACGGTCCTGCAACAGCTACGATGTGGACGTGTCCTGCTAAAGCAATTCTATATAGAGCCATCTGGTGTTCCATTTCATCTACCTTGCCAGCTAGTGTATCGACAAAATCCTTCATTACGTAAAGATAGTTGACTAGATTTTCACCACGAACGGCTGGTTGGTAATCGTTTTCAGTAATTGCTCCGATTTCGATTTTAGCGGTTACCTTGTCTGATCCCGTTACTAGCCTTTCTTTGCCATTGAATTTTGCAAGACCAGCCAGAATTCTAACTCTCTCTCGACCTATTATAAGTGTATGATCGGCTTTGATTCCAATTCCGGACTTTAAGCTGTCCGAAACTGCTGTGAGTTTGTCAGAGTTTTCTGTTGCGAAGTAATGATTGATGTTCCCACGTTCCGTGAGATAGATTCTAGCGCCATCCTCAGCAAAGTTTGCTCTAGACTTCGTGGACGATGTTCGAATCTCTTCAGACGCCGAAAGCTGTCCTGCAACGATGTCAATAGCTTCACACTTGGTTCCGCCCGCTCCGCCAAGGCCGGTAGATCGAGCACCATAGTTATCTTTAGTAAGCACGATTCGAGCGCCTGCTTTGGCTGTCTCACCTGTTGTCTCATCGACGATTACTGACTTTCTGCTAAAAACCTTTTCACATGGTGCTGGTGAGAATGCTGGTAGCTTCTCATCGTCATCCGTTAGGAATAGCCCAGATCGTGCCGGAAGCCTATCTTTTTGTGCTTCTAAAAACTCTGAGATATCTTTGCGATTTGAATGGACGAGGGCGTTATAGGCCTCTGTCATTTTTACTTTAATTTTACGATGCTGCATGGACTGCTGTCTCCGGTTCTGCTGTTACACTTAGATGAATGTGTTCTGCTGGTGCAAACACTCCTCTTTCTCTCCTTATTTTAAGACCAACCTCTGGGTTGCCCTTCTTGTGATCCCACACTTGTTCCCAATTGTAGCCCTTGACCCAACCGGCAGATTTCATATCCTTTAGGACTTCCAACATTATAATGACATTTTCATAAGGTTGCTGGTTTGTATTAATGTCCATCGCCTTTAGAGTAGAATGTCCAGAGCCATTCTTGTGCCAGCCGGCTTCAATCTGCTTTGTGTATTGGTCACCAAGTGCTTTTTGTAATTTTGCTACGCTTCGCCACTCAGTGCCGAAAATGACTTTTTTTGGACCAACGACGGTTTTTCCTCCTTGAGTATAAGTATTCATGAACCACCTTCTAAAACCAGCTAAGGAAGATGCGGATCCATTAAATCGACCGCCAATCATAGCGCTTGCTTGCATAGGGCCATTTCTGAACAAGGAGTTAACTTGGATGGTTGTTCCAGTAAAGGCGGTTTCCTTAAGTCGCTTTCTGAACTCATCGAAGAAATTCTTAAAGTGGGAATATTTATCTAATTGGGCTTGCAAATCTGATCTTGCTATCAATTGAATCTCTGCTCCTGCCGTTCTGGTAACTTTTAAAACAGGCTTCTTAGCTTTACCAACGAACGCAGCCATGGCACCACCAGCCTTACCGGTAACGCCACCAGATGCGTCGTCAAAAGAAAAAGAGGACCCTTGCTTAAGAGAGATAAGGGTCACCAATGCTCCCTCCTTCTTACATATCCAAATCGAGCCATTCGTGAGGGATTCTGCGTTTGGGTGATCAGATCTTACTGTTCCCTGCACGCAGGCTTGGATTGCAGAATTATACTCTTGACGAGACTTGGCGTCAATTGGATTAGTGCTACCAGCGTCGTGGAATGATGGACTAAACACTCTACAGAAGATTGGACCAGTTGTTGCTGGTTCCTCTGTGCTATGGTTAGTGTAAACAAATGCTTCAAAAGTATCTGGTGTCGGAGATTTGTTTAAAAGGTCTTGGACCTTTTCGACGCGATACTCATTCCTATCTGATGGCTTTAGTAGCTGGCTTTGTGATTCAGTCGTCATTCTTATTGTCTTCCGAGTTTTGTATTTGATCAAAGATTTGAGAATAATCCTTGTCTGTCAACTCATCAGACTTTTCATTTTTAGCCATTAGACCACAAAGTTTCACGAGTTGTTCGTTTGATCTTTGAAGCGTTTCAACATATTTTGCCAAAATTAGACCAAGATCCCTATGTTTCGAAGGATCCTGTGCTAAGTGTCGCATTGCATCATCAAGGAGTTCTCGAGTTGTTTCTCGATCTTCGTCGATGTTCTTGATTGCTTGTTCTATATGTTTTTCGCTGCTCATAAAACTAATTAGTCCTTCGTTAGATTTCGCCGTTATCCCATTCTTCTCTAAAGTCTCTGTATCTCTTTCTCATTTTATTGAGTTGTGAGACGATCTGTTTGGTTGACATCCCCGTCAACTCTCTAAGATATAGATAAATAGCTTTCTTATTAAAGATTTCGATATCTTCAGCAGAATCAAACAACATCATTACGGCATCATAAACCTTTTTTTCCTTCTCTTTCTGAAAGTCAACCTTCCAAGATGCCATTTCAACCTTTAGATTCACCATCATTTCTTGGCGTATTTTTTTATCTTGGAAGGTTTCACCTTTGTCTACGAAGTGCATGTCGGGATCCAATTCAGCTATTGCTAGAGGAACTTCTCTTTCGAGTTTCTTCTTGTGCTTCTTGACCTTGTGAATAAACCAATTCTTGGTAACAACAGAGAAGTAGGAGAATGCCTTCGAGCCCTTTGCAGGGTCGAACTTACCAAGGATTGTAGTCAAGTAAACCTTGCACTCATCTCGCAAGTCATCAATGTCAGGTAGACTTGTAAAGCGATAAGTGAAGACAATCTTGTCAACCATTTGTGAAAACACAGGTTGAATCAAGTCTCTATATAATTTTTCTTTCGTCTTAAAACATTCAATTGAGCAATAATTAACTATCGCGTCTTCGTGTACCTGCGTAAAGTACATGTTTTTCTTTTTCGTTCTCTTGCGTGGCATCTTCTTCTCCAGATTCTTCGTATTCGACCGGTTCTGATAGTGATGCAATATCACCATATTGTTCTTCAAGGATGACAGACAGGGATCCGGCGTGGTCCATCAGTGATTTCAGTGTTTCATCACCATAAAATGAGTCGAGCTCATAAACTGCTTTGATGTGGTTTTTAAATCCAACCACCAACTCCAGCAGGTCTTCAGAGTTGTCAGCTATTGTTAGCAATTCTCTAGATTGTTCTCGAGAGAACCAAATTAGAATTCCATTAACCACAGCTGAAACAGAGAATGCTATTCCCAACCATAAACTAATTGTCATCGGGCAACTCCACTCTTATCTTTCGTTCTTCCTTCAGAAGGGCTCTATTCTCTTCTATGGCACGCTTTACTTCATCGCCTACCTTACCACCCTTTGAGGCTTGCTTGCGAGCTACATGAGGCATTTGAGGCACTTTATGAATGTTTCTTGATGTACAAAAACCACACGTAAAATGTTCATCATTCATACCATGAACGACGTCAAATACCTCTTCGCAGTCAGAACACTTGTAAGTGTATCTAGGCATCTTTGTCGACCTTGACGGTTGTTGGAACCTCAAACGTTGGAGGGTTCATGACAACTAGTTGACCAGAGTCATCAACTTGAACGTTAAATTCTCTTAAGACGGGAACAATGTCTGATTGTTCGATTAATGATTTTTGCAGAGCCATCATAATAGCTCCGACTGCTTGATTTGATAATTTGTGATCCATAACAATCTCCTATTTAAAAGTTATAATCTTATTATAGCACAGAATTACGGGATTGTCAATAGAAATAAATAAAAATTTGATTTTTTATGTTTATATCTCTATTGATTTTTTCATA